CAGATCGAAGTGGTACAGGTACATTAAGCTTTGAGCCGGGGCTAGAGGTTGCTGTGTCTGGAACACAAACTATCACTTATAACAATGTGCCTTTCTTGGTAAGACTCAATAATGACATTCAAGAATATTCGTTGGGTTCTGCGTCCCTAGTCGATTATGACGTTGATTTCATAGAGGCTGTTTAATGACACGATTGATTAACTCAGCCACGCTTGCGGCGTTAGAGACAGACAGTTTTAATATTGCAACGCTCGTTCAAATAGACTTTTCATCGACAATACGAATAACTGACTGGGCAAGAAGCGTTACCGCGTTATCTAACACATGGAATTCTAGCGCAAACTTTATTGGTGTTGGCGATGTAACGGAAAGCCAAGAACTGCGCGTTAATGATCTGACCCTCACGTTATCCGGTGTTGATCAGACCTATGTTGCCATCTTTCTAGCAAACAATTATATCGATGTCCCCATCAATGTTTACCGGGTGATCTTAGATAATGCTGATGCCGTTGTGGGTGCGCCAATCTTGATATTTGACGGCATATTAACAGGCTACGCAATCGAAGACACTGAAGAGGAAAGTAAGGTTACGGTACAAATGGCTTCTCATTGGAAAGACTTTGAGAAAGAGAACGGAAGGCGTACCAATCACAATAGTCAGCAATTGTATTTCGCTGGCGATGAGGGTTTTGAGTTTGCCCCCAAATCTATTAAAGACCTAAAATGGGGCCGTAAATAATGGGTATTAGTGTATTAACGGCAATCATTATTGCGGTAGTTGTATCAACATCCCTCTCTTATGTAATGACAAAGAAGGCGCAAAAGAAAGCCAAGAAAGCGGCTGATGACATGGCTGGCCTTCTGATAAACAAAGAATCCAATATTGAACCTATACCTATTATCTATGGTGTTCGCCGGGTTGGTGGAGTGCGCGTATTTGTATCAACAAGAGATGCAAGTGGTGGCGATCCTAACGAGTATTTGTATATCTGCTTGGTCTTATGTGAGGGCGATGTTCATTCTATTACTGATATTCACCTCGATGACATTGCTATTACCAATTCAAAATACAGCGGATTGTATAGCTTTAATGTACACACTGGATCGGATAGCCAAACATACGATTCTTTATTAACAGAAGCTAATTCTGGGTGGACTAACACGCATAGATTGCGCGGTGTTGCATATATCGCTATGAGGCTTAAATGGGATGCAGATGTATTTTCGGGTGTCCCTGAGATTACTGCATTAGTTAATGGCCGTAAGGTATATGACCCGCGAAAAGATAGTACGTCAGCCGGGTATGATTCTAGTCTGGGTGTGTCTAATCAGCGTTTTGCCACGCCATCGACATGGACATTTTCTGTTAATCCCTCATTGTGCATTAGAGATTATTTGTCGAACACGCGATTTGGTAAAGGTTTGGCTGGTACGAAATTAGACGATTCTGCTTTTGGGTCAGCGGCCACCGATTGCGATGTCACAACGTCATTTTATAGTGGTGGTTCAGCAAGCAAGCTGTTCGACATGAACGCGGTATTGCAAACCGATGATACGTTGTTTGAGAACGTACAAATAATGCTGATGGGTTGTCGTGGGTTCTTGCCATATAACCAAGGTGTTTACAGCCTAAGAATTGATAAATCTCGCAGCGTTGTTTATGCATTTACCGTTGATAACATTATTGGTGGCATATCAATAACGGGTGAATCTAAAGAGAATAAGTTTAACCGGATCAACGTCAAGTTTGCTAATTCCGCGATTGATTATCAGCCTGATTCTGCAACATGGCCTGATGCTGGTTCTACAGAAGAATCCACCTTTCTTGCCGAAGATGGTGGAACGCTATTAGTTAGTGATATAGAACTGCCAACGTGCAGTAATTATTATGTTGCTAGAGATATAGCAAGAGTAATATTAAGGCGGTCTAGGAATGCTTTAAGATGCTCAATACAGGTTACAAGCGAGGCTTTGCAGTTATCCGTAGGTGATGTTGTTACCGTTAATCACCCGACTCCAGCATGGGGTGATAAGCCCTTTCAGGTTGAGGAGATCACGTTAAACTATGATGGAACCTGTAGTTTAGCGTTGCTTGAATATGACTCCTCGATCTATACATACGATACATCTACTGTAGAGACAACCTATCCTGATACCAATTTACCTAACCCGTTTGCCGTGGGAACGCCGGGAGCGCTTACTACCTCGGCAGCGACAAGTGTTGCATTGGATGGAACAATCATCCCGCAAATCAATATGTCGTGGGTAGCAAGCACCGACTCATTTGTCACGCAGTATGATGTGCAATACAGCACGAACAACTCAACCTTTACATCAATCATTACTGACAACTTAACGTATGTAATAACGCCTGTTGTACCGGGCGCAACATACTATACTAAAGTCAGGTCAATCAACGCATTGGGTGTTAGGAGCGCGTTTGTATCATCTAACCAAGGGTCTGCTGGAGATACAACAGCCCCTGCACTACCTACATCGTTATCTGCGGTTGCGGGTTATAAGTCAATCAGTCTACGGTGGACTAACCCGGCTGATAAAGACTTTTCTAACACAGAAGTTTATCGCGCTACGTCTTCAGGCGGCACTTACTCTGAGGTGGCAACTGTTGGTGGTGGTTGGGGTGTAGCAACAGAGTTTCTTAATGGTGGTCTGGCTGATGCCACAGCGTATTATTACAAGTTTAAGACCGTCGATTACAGTGGCAACAAGTCAGCATTTACTAGCGTAGTAAACGCCACAACGAATGCGGCAGCTATTAATGGCAGTAACGGCACTAACGGAAGTAATGGCACTAACGGAAGTAATGGCACTAACGGAAGTAATGGAGCGGCTGGCCCACGATCTGCTGCTGGGTATCTTTATTACTCTGTATCTGGGTCACAACCTTCAGCACCAAGCGCAACGTCATATAATTTTGCGACTGGCGCGTTCAGCGGTTTAACGTCTAATTGGTCGCGTACTCCTCCCGTAATTACTGGCGGTGATGCCGTATATTGGGCTACTAGCTATCTAATTACAGAAGCTACGCTTGGCGGCACTCAAACACTAACATTTGGCTCTCCATTTAATAGCTTTCAATTTAATGGCTTAGTGACCTTTACGAACTTAAACAATGAACTGGCTGATCCTTCAAGCTCTGAAATTACGACTATTAACGGTGGCCTATTAAAGACAGGCACTATTAATGTCGCGCAAGTAAATATTTCAGGTACTACGCAAAGCGGCTTTAACATGCAATCTGCTGCCAGTGGTTCGCGCATTAAAATTCTGCACGATAAAATAGAGATATATGACGGCAGTTTATCCACACCTAGAATTAAACTTGGGAACTTGTCGTAATGGCTTACGGTTTGGAAGTGTTTAATTCCTCCGGTACTAAAATTATTAGCAATACAGATCGCTTAATAAGATTTGTCGCTACCGGAACTGTTACGGCTAATTCTAGTAACTATGCAGATGTCACTGTTACCGGAATGGCAAATAACGACACATGGACTGTAGCCCTTGGTGATATACCGTTTGTATATAGCTACCAAGGACGGCCAGATGTATCTTATGCAAAGCAAACAAACAACCTGCGAATATACGCCACATCAGGTAACACTGTAGATTACTATGTGTTTAGGACGTAATAATGGCTTATGGATTGCAAGTATTAAACGCTGATGGGCGAGTCCAAATTGATAGCACTGAGATTGCGCCTAACACCTTTATTTCAAACGTAACAACCACTGCCTACAGCGCTATGACGTATCCCCCTAGCAACTTTGCAACAGGTGATTTAGTGCTTGCAAGGGCAGCAAATAGCCCCCTATCTGGCCCAACATATATTGGAATAAGTCAGCCTATAAATAACCAAGAATTATTTATGGGTTCAAAGTTTGCCCAAGATGCTGGTTACACTTATCTATATAAAAACACAGCAGGAATAGTTACTGCATTGCTAAAAACGCAAGCGGGTAACATTGCAGGGCCAAGTTCTGGCGAGATGGGCATGGATGTCTACAGCACTAATGGAAGTACCATACTATTTTCAGCTACCCGATCTACTAGCGTGAAAATATTGGCGCAAGGGACTTTAACTCATGGACAGACATTTACCTATACGCCACCGTCTTCTCTTACGTTTACAAAAGTATATGCAGTCGTAAACAGCACAATGTTTGCGGCAGTTCCGCAAGCGTTTGTTTTGCCAAGTTGGGCAATAAATTTAGGTTATACATTTTATGCGGCTGCATCAGCGCCTTATATTGTAGTTACAAATCAAACATTTGTTGGCGGCTCAGAAGTCTCGTCTACCGGGATGGTTCCATACATGATTGTCTACGATACAAACTAGGAGAGATGGATGTTTCAATATGCACTGGTTGCAGAAAATGGTGAGGTGCAGCACGTTGTCTCATCAGGGAGTGACTCTGACTATATTGAAGGTCAGGTTTACAATAATTTGACCGCTGTACAGGTGTCGTTTGACGCAGACGCTCAAGGCTTGATTGAAACCAAATACTACGTTGATGGGGAGTGGCATGATCGGTCTTACCGCACCACAGAGTGGGATGACTGGACAGGCAATGCTTGGGTATTTAATGCGGCAAGGTTTTCCACTCACGTTAGGCTTGAACGAAACAACAAAATATCTGTTACGGACTGGACGCAATCAGCAGACAGTCCTTTAACGGAAACAAAGAAAAGCGAATGGGCAAGCTATAGGCAATTACTAAGAGATATTCCCGCCACATATTCTGACGCTACATCAATTGATGACATTACTTGGCCTACGCAGCCGGAGAATTAAATGACCGATTTATACACTCTTGTTAAAAAAGATACAGCACCTCAAATTAAAGCAGCACTGACAAGAGAGGATGATGGCGATGTCATTAACTTTGCTGGTGGAACCTGCGTACTAAAGTTTAGAAAGAAAGATACGACAGCAATTTTATTTACACTTTCAGCCCATGATCAGGGAACTAACTTTGCAGAGGGGTCGGCCATATTCGTATTCTCAGGAACCCAGCTTCACATAGATGAAGGGTATTACCAAGGCGAGATTGAGATAACCTTCCAAAATGGATCAATCGAAACCGTATACGAGATATTAGAATTCTATCTAAGGAATGATTTTTAATGATCAAGGCAAAGATTGCATTTAAAAAAGCCATTGCAAAGATAGACTTTAAAAAAGCAATCGCCGCCATTAAATTTGGTGAGTTTCTTTTAGTTAAGTATTTTGCCGATGCATCCGCATTTGTTGACGCAGCAATCAAGAATCTAAATAAACGCCTATTTGACACGCAAGCGCTAACTGACGCAGAAACAAAGCAAGTGGGTAAAGGATTTTCAGACGGCTATGGCGCTACAGATAGCCATTCATTAGACGCAGGTAAAGCACTGTCAGATAGCAAAGCTATGACAGACGCGCAGACCGTGGCCTTTATAAAAGCTAACGCGGAAACGCCAGCATTTTCTGACCAGACTGCTATGAGTTCCACAAAGTCATTAGCTGATAATTCAGTATTTACTGATCAGCCTGTTATGAGTTCGGCCAAGCCGTTAGCTGATAATTCAGCGGCTAGTGATAACGCGACCAAAGCCTTTGGTGCTGGATTAGGTGATGGCTATGCAGCAGCAGATTTAGCGCAATTAACACCTGGCAAAGTGCTTACAGAGCTACCGACTGCCGCAGACGCACAAACTTTAAGCTTTAATAGTGTTAACAATGATTCTTCTGCATTTGCAGACTCTGAATACAAAGATTTTGGCAAGTTCATCAGCGAATCGACTGGTGTGACCGATGATGTGGACGGCGAAGCAACTGCTGAAGACGATCAAGATATGACCTTTGTTAAAGTGCGGTCTGATTTAGCAACAGCGTCTGAATCACTTGTTATGCTCAAGACAAAAATCCTTGGTGATAGTTCCGCGTTAAGCGATTCAGGATCGATCAGAAGTCAGGGATATTGTGCCTTTGACTATTTTGCAGAGGATTATGTAGGAGATATTAGGACGTTCTAAAACTTAACCTGTTCACATAGCCGCCAATTAAGGCGGTGTTTTTTGGAGATACATAAATGATTAATGATAATTTAAAACTACGCGGTGATGTTGCTATTGTACTTAAAGATAAAAATGGGAACGTCAAAGAAAGCCGTGAAATAAACAACCTCGTTGTTACCGCTGGATTAACCTTTATCTGCTCACGAATGGCGGGAGCTTCTGCTGGCGTGATGAGCCACATGGCCCTCGGATCATCAACGGCAGCAGCCGCTGCGGGACAGACCGACCTTGTTTCGATTCTAGGCTCTAGGGAAGTGTTAGACAGCAGTTCAGCATCCGCTAATACGATTGTATACACCAGTTCCTTTGAAGCTTCAGAGGGAACTGGGGCGGTTACAGAGGCTGGTGTATTTAATGCTTCTAGCAGTGGAACTATGCTATGCCGTACTGTATTTCCTGTCGTGAATAAAGGTAATGACGATACCATGTCTGTCACATGGACAATTACTCTTACTGCATCGTAAGTTAACAAACCCTTCTCTAGCCGTCTTAGTTGACGGCTTTTTTATATCTATTTTTTGGAGATACATAAATGGCAACGATTGTTACCCGTTCAGGGAAGGGTACTCCTTTAACCAATAATGAAGTTGATGCTAACTTCAATAATTTAAATACGGATAAGGCCGAGCTATCCGGGGCGGTTTTTACCGGGGCTATCACAACTAATAGCACTATTGATGGACGCGATGTCGCTGCTGATGGCGTTACCGCTGATGCCGCACTTCCAAAAGCTGGCGGTGCGATGACAGGTGCAATTACGACTAACAGTACCTTTGACGGTGTTGATATTGCGACCCGTGATGGTGTTCTAAGCACGACAACAACTACAGCAAACGCAGCACTACCAAAAGCTGGTGGTGCAGTGACTGGGGCTATTACTACCAACTCAACCATTGATGGTCGTGACGTAGCCGC